AATAGCGGATGTTATTGAGAAAGCTGGTGAGAAGGTTGAAGTGGCGCAAGAGTCGGTTAAGAGTAACGAGCTAATCACATGGATCGATATGAAAGAACAGCCGTCAATATTTGACTTAGTTGCTAAGTCATACCCAGCACAATTAGCAAATGAAGAAGGTTTTCCTAAACGTAAGTGGGAAAATAATACTATGGTGTTATCTCAAATAGATACTCATAAGCTTCATTATGTTAAGATTCCCGAGAACCATATTGTGATTGACTTCGATATTAAGAATGAGAAGGGTGAAAAGGATTTTAAAGCGAATCTTATTGCAGCTTCGAAGTTCCCTAAGACATACGCTGAGGTAAGTAAGTCTGGCGCTGGTATTCATTTACACTATATCTACGATGGTGATGTTTCTAAATTGTCAAGAGTATATGATGATGAAATTGAAGTGAAAGTATATACAGGTAATTCGGCATTAAGAAGACAGTTAAGTATTTGTAATGATATTATTATTGCAACTATCAACTCCGGATTACCATTGAAAGGAGATGATAAAGTGATTAATTTTAAAGGGATTGAAAATGAAAAGCATCTTCGGTCCTTGATTAAGAAAGGATTGAATCGTGAGGTGTTCCCAAATACAGCACCTAGCATTGACTTTATTGGGCATGTATTGGAAATGGCTGATAATGACCGATTACATTATGATGTTAGTAATATGAAGAATGCCGTATTAGCATTCGCTGCTGAGTCAACCCATCAGGCTACTGCTTGTATTCGCAAAGTTAATAAGATGAAGTTCACATCGGATGATATTATCGAGGATAAGCCTTTGGAATATCCAGAGTCTGAAAAGAATTCACCAATTATATTCTTTGACCTAGAGGTATTTAAGAATGTCAATATTCTATGTTACAAGTATAGAGGACCTGATAGACAAATTGTTAAGGTATTCAATCCAGAACCAGAGTTTGTTCAGTCTTTATGTACTGGTAAACTAGTCGGGTTTAATAATCGTAGATACGATAACCATATCCTATATGCAATCATGCTCGGGTATAGTCCAGAAGAAGTATATGAGGTATCTGATAAGATTATTAACAATAAACCAGGAGGGTTGTTTTCAAAAGCATATAACATATCATACACAGATATTTATGACTTTGCGTCTGCAACCAATAAGATGAGCCTTAAGAAGTGGGAAGTTAAGTTGAAGATTCATCACCAAGAATTAGGATTCCCTTGGGACCAACCATTACCTAGAGAGAAATGGGAGAAGGCTGCCGAGTATTGTGGAAATGATGTAATGGCCACTGAAGCGGTATTTGACTATCTAGAACATACTGACTTTTCAGCTAGAGAGATGCTAGCAGCAATTTCTGGTGGTACTTTAAATGATTCGACCAATACACTTACTGCAAAGTTGATATTTGGTGATGATAAGACAGCACAGAAAGATTTCTTATATACAGATCTTAGCGACTTCTTTCCTGGATATGAATTCAAGAATGGGGTTAGTACCTATAAGGGATATGAAGTTGGAGAAGGTGGATTTGTTTGGGCTGACCCAGGAATGTATGGGCCATGTAAAGTATTTGACGTAGCGTCAATGCATCCACATAGTATGATTGCTCTTAAGATATTTGGAGAGAAGTATACAAAGGTTCTTGAGGATTTGGTTAACGCACGTATTCATATTAAGCATAAAGAATATGATAAGCTTAAGTCATTATTTGATGGAAAGCTATTACCATATATTACTGATGATGCGTCAGCCAAAGGTGTGGCAACTGCATTAAAGACTGCTATTAACTCTATATATGGTTTAACATCAGCTCATTTTGACAACCCATTTAGAGACTTTAGAAATGTTGATAATATTGTTGCTAAGCGCGGTGCATTATTTATGATTAATCTTAAAGAAGAAGTTGAAGCCAAAGGTTATAAGGTTATTCACATTAAGACCGACTCTATTAAGGTGTTAAACCCAGATGATTATATTGCTAACTTTATTGGTGATTATGGTAAGAAGTATGGGTATACGTTTGAAATCGAAGACGAGTTTAAGAAGATTTGTTTAGTTAATAAAGCGGTTTATATTGCACAGGATTATGATAACGACTGGCATGCTACTGGACTTCAGTTCCAAGTTCCATACGTTTACAAGACGTTGTTTAGCAAAGAACCTATCGAGTTTGATGACCTATGCGAGATAAAGGCAGTTAGAACGGATATGTATTTGGCTATGCCAAACCCTAGTAATCCAAACAACAAGGTTATGCAGTTTATCGGAAAGGTTGGACTACTATGTCCTATGAAGAAAGGTACTGGTGGGGGAGAACTAGTTCGAGATAAAGGGGATCAATATTTGGTGGCAATGGATAAATGGAATAAACTGACTGATGAAGAAAAGATGAAGTCTAAGGTTCCAGATAGATTTGCTAGTGTTACTGGTGCTAAGGGTTATGAGTGGATGGAATCAGAGATGGTTGCCACTCTAAATAAGCAAGACGATATTGATTTAGATTACTATAGAAAACTAGTCGATGGGGCCGTTGAGACCATCGAAGAGTTTGGAAGTTTTGAAGAGTTTGTTACTTGTGATATTCCTCCATATGAGAGAATGCTACCAAGTATTAAAAGTGATGAATTACCATTTTAGAAAAAAGGAGGAAATTGAAAATGGAAAGACCAATTGTTGATGATATTATTATTGAAGGAGCTAAGTTGTTATTTAGAAATTTCTCAGGAGCTCCTACTAAATTTAACTCCAGAGGTGGAGAAAGAACTTTTGCAGTGTTGATTAAGGACCACGAGTATGCAGAAGCTTTAAATGCAAACGGATGGAATATCAAACGCTTTAAGGAAAGAGAAACAGATGACCCAGAATTAGGTCCTGACTATTATCTACCTGTATGTGTTAATTTTGGAGCAGGACGTCCACCACGTATTGAATTAATTACAAAGAGAAAGAAGACACGTTTGGATGAAGATACTGTGGCTAGTCTAGATTATGCTGATATTACAAATGCTGACTTAATTATTCACCCATCATTCTGGGAAGTAAATGGTAAGTCTGGAATTAAGGCATATCTAAAGGCTGGATATATTACAATCCAACAAGATGAGTTCTCTGAGAAGTATGCTGATTTAGAAGAAAGTTTCTAGAATGCATAGAGGGGGTGTTATTTTAAGCACCCTCTTTTATTTTTTGATAGGAGGTGCAAAATGATAGAATTGTATGATGAACAAAAGAAGGCACTAGCTAGTATGCACCCAGAGTGTATATTGGTTGGAGGAACTGGTTCTGGTAAAACGTTGACCTCTTTAAGTTTCTATAAGCAGAAGTATTCAAATCTTAAACTTTATATTATAACTACTGCAAAGAAAAGGAATACTGGAGACTGGATAAAAGAAGCATCTTTAATTGGTGTTATTCCTGAAAAGGTGGACAGCTGGAATAATATTCAAAAGTATCTTAATATACACGATTCGTTTGTGATATTTGATGAAGCACACCAAGGTGGTATGGGGGTATGGGCTGATTCATTTGTTAAGATAGCTAAAAAGAACACTTGGATAATATTGTCCGCTACACCGGCAGACAACTATAACGACTTACGGTCGGTATTTATAGCTAGGGGGTTCTTTAAGAACAAAACCCAATTCAATAGAGAGCATGTGATATTTAATCCTCATGTAAACTTCCCTCAGATTGACAGATACATTAATACGGGTATTCTGGAGAGATATCGAAGAATGACATATGTTGATATGAACATCGAAAGACATACCACACAGCATCATGAGAGAATTAGAGTGGACTATGATAAACAACAGTATAAAGAAGTTGTTATTAATAGAACGAACCCATTTAACAATTATGAGCCAATTCAGAATGCAAGTGAATATTGCTATACTCTTAGACGTATAGTTAACTCTGATATGTCAAGAATATTTGAGTTGAATAGAATTCATTTATTGAATCCTAAGATAGTAGTATACTATAACTTTGATTATGAGTTAGATATGTTGCGAGACTATGCTACTAGTAATGGCATTCCTTTCGGTGAATTGAACGGGCATAAACATGATGATATTCCTAAAACAGATACTTGGTTGTATTTTGTTCACTACTATCATTCAGAAGCATGGAATTGCATAGAAACAGACACTATGGTGTTTTTTAGTCAATCCTATTCATACCGTACTATGATACAAGCGGCTGGAAGAATAGACCGATTAAACACTAAGTTTAACGACTTGAGTTATTATCATTTAATCAGTGGGTCATCTATTGACCAGGCAATATTAAGAGCGTTATCTAAGAAGAAAAAGTTTAACGAATCTAGATTTATAAAGATTGGAGGAATAGATGACAAGAAAGAGAGGACGGCCAGTAACCCATCGACCTATAATCGACAAAGACACTGGTAGGGTATATAAAACATATACAGATGCTGCAAACGATATTTGTGGCGATAGAGCAAATGTATACAGAGTTACTATTGGCATACAAACACATCACAAAGGACATAAGTTTAAATTTATTGATGATGAATAACGTGCGCGCGAAAAACAGGGCGTGTAATAGAGAGAGAGTACCTTTTAACACAAGGACTCTTATTTTTTTCTTGGAGGATTTGTTATGACTAAACATTATAAGAAAGAATCTGATTTTCAGAAGGATGTTATAAATGAGCTACATGAACGTCTTCCTGGATCAATCGTCATGAAAACAGATCCTAGATACATCCAAGGTCTTCCTGACCTTTTGGTGTTATTTAATGATAGATGGGCGTCTTTAGAATGTAAAAGATCTTCTACCGCTAATAAACAACCCAACCAAGATACTTATGTCAATAAGATGAATAATATGTCAATATCTCGTTTCATATACCCAGAAAACAAAGAGGAGGTATTGGATGAAATTCAATCCACATTACAATCTCGCAGGAAGCCACGCAGTATTAGGTGCAAGTAATTATCATTGGGTTAACTATTCTCCTGATAAGTTAGTTAATACTTATAATAATTTGCTTAATAAGCAGAGAGGTACTAAGTTACATGAACTTGCTGCTACTTTAATATCTATGCGAGTAAAATTACCAAAAACGAAACAAACACTAAACATGCATGTGAATGATGCTATTGGCTTTAAGATGGACCCTGAGGTAGTGTTATACTATTCTGAAAATTGTTTCGGAACTGCAGATGCTATATCTTTCAAAGATAACTTATTAAGGATTCATGACTTAAAGACTGGATTTAGTGAAACTAATATACTCCAATTGAAAATCTATGCTGCGTTATTTTGTTTGGAGTATCAGTATGAACCTAAGGACATTCAGATTGTTCTTAGAATCTACAAACTGGATGATATTCAAGAATGTTTACCGGATCCCAATGAGATTAAGTACATCATGAATAAAATCATAGAATTTGATAAACTTATAGAATCTGTCAAACGAGGAGGAGAGCTATAATGGAAAACACAGATGATTTTTTAGTTGGTTTTGACATTATTGTCGACGAAAACGACACAATTGAACATTATGGTACCCCTCGTCATTCAGGTAGATACCCGTGGGGGTCTGGTGAAGAGCCTTACCAAAAAGGCGGAGCCCCATTTTTAAAGTATGTAGATGACCAACGTAAGAAAGGTCTTACCGAAACTCAGATTGCTGAGGGTTTAGGTATTACTGTTAAGAAATACAGAGCCCGTATTGCAATATCTGATGCTCAGAAGAGACAAGATGACTATGCAGTATACGAGAAGCTTAAAGCTAAGGGTTATTCAAATGTCGCAATCGGTCGTAAGCTAGGAATGAATGAATCTAGTGTACGTTCATTGGCTGACAAAGACAAGTATATTAGAAAGACAGCCATCCTTAATACTGCCAACATGCTTGAAGATAGTGTTAAGAAGAATCGGTATGTCGATATTGGTTTAGGAACTGAGATTGGTATATCTGGAGCCATGGGAATGGGTATCACTAAAGACAAGCTTGAAAAAGCTGTCGTTAAACTAACTGATAATGGCTATAAAGTCATGCAGTTATATGTTACCCAATTAGGAACTGGTCAAAAGACAACTACTTTAGTCTTAACAGACCGAGATGTGTCATATAAGGAATTAATGGCTAATCGTGATAAGATTGCCCTGGTTGGTGAATATTCCAAAGATGGTGGACAGACTTTCGAAAAGGCTGTTAAAGGCCCTATTAATAGCATTTCTTCAGACCGTGTTAAGATAAAGTACGCTGAAGAAGGTGGTATTGATAAAGACGGTGTTATTGAATTAAGAAGAGGTGTTCCTGAATTATCATTAGGTGATAACAAATATGCTCAAGTTAGAATCGGTGTTGATGACACTCATTATCTAAAAGGTATGGCTGTATATAGCGATGATATACCTAAAGGGTATGACGTTGTATTTAATACTAATAAACATCAAGGCACCGATAAGATGGATGTATTAAAGCCAATGAAAGAAGGCACTGACCCGGTTAAAACACCTGAACGTGTATTCGGAACCACATTCAGACAGACAACCTATAAAGACAAAGATGGTAAAGACCATATATCTGCTGTTAACATTGTTCGTGAAGAAGGCGAATGGGGAATGTGGTCAAAGAACTTAGCGTCACAGTTCTTATCTAAGCAGACTATAGGGCTTGCTGATAAGCAATTGAATCTTGCTAAGAGATTGAAGGAAGATGAACTTGATGAAATCATGTCAATCAGTAATCCGACTGTTAAGAAGAAACTTCTTGAGTCTTATGCTGATGGTTGTGACTCAGATGCAGTTCATTTGAAGGCAGCTGCTTTACCTCGTCAACAATACCAAGTTATCTTACCGTTCAGAACACTTAAGAACAATGAGTGCTACTCTACCAACTATAAAGAAGGTGAAGAAGTTGCATTGATTCGTTATCCGCATGGTGGAACATTTGAGATTCCTTTAGTTAGAGTAACTAACAAGAACAAAGAAGCAAAAGCTGTTCTTGGAAACGATGCAAAAGATGCTATTGGAATCAACTCAAAGGTTGCTGAACGACTATCTGGTGCAGACTTCGATGGCGATACAGTTCTTGTAATTCCAACAAAAGGAAACAAGATTGTAAGTACAAAAGCATTGAAAGAGCTTGAAGGCTTCGACCCTAAAGCATTGTATAAGCTGCCTGATTCAGCTCCAAGAATGACTGAAAAAGCAAAGCAAGTTCAAATGGGTAAAGTTTCAAACCTCATTACCGACATGACTTTGTCTGGTGCAGACATTGGTGAGATTGCTAGAGCAGTTAAGCATTCAATGGTTGTAATTGATGCGGCAAAGCACCATTTGGATTGGCGAAAGTCTGAGTTAGACAACAACATTGCTGAGCTTAAAGAGAAGTACCAAGGTGCAAAGAATGCTGGTGCTGGAACTCTTATTTCTAGAGCCAAAGGTCAGCAAAGAGTTGACCAAAGATCTAATCGAGGTTACACAATTGACCCAGAAACAGGAAAGAAAGTCTTCTTATATACTGGCGATGTGATGAAGACTAAAGATCCGGTTACTGGAAAATATGTAGACCGCTTGGATAGTAAAGGCAACCCAATGAAACGGCAAACCATATCTTCTAAGATGTATGAAACCGATGATGCAAGTACCTTATTATCTAAGAACCCTACCAAGATGGAGCTTTTATATCGTGACTATGCCAACCATATGAAGGCACTAGCGGATAAGGCCCGTAAGCTATTGGTCGGCACAAAAGACATTGAATATTCACCGTCGGCAAAGAAGATTTACCAGAAGGAAGTTGATTCTTTGAATGCTAAACTTACTTTAGCCGAGTCGAACAAGCCTAAAGAGCGCAAGGCACAGATACTAGCCAATGTTATATTAGCTGAACGCAAGGCAGACAATCCTCATATGTCAGCAGAGGAAGAGAAGAAGGAGTCTGGGCGTGCTCTTATTCAGGCAAGGGATATTGTTGGAGCTAAGAAGCAACCCGTTGTTATATCTGAAAAGGAGTGGGCAGCTGTTCAAGCTGGTGCTATAACTCCTACTAAGCTTAGAAAGATATTAGACAATACCTCCTTAGACTCTGTTAAAGCTCTTGCAACGCCAAGAGAACATAAAGCTATGACTTCAAACAAAGTACAGCTAGCTAAGTCATATTTGGCCAGTGGTTATACCTGGGCTGAGATATCCACCCAGCTGGGTATACCTGTGGGTACCATCCAAGAAGCAGTGAAAGGAGAGTAAAAGTTATATTTTATGGAAGACAATGTAGTATACATGCTATCCACAGTAGATAACCCATACAGTCCTTTCACTCAGTTCGATGAATGGAAAGCTTTTGATGAGTCTAAAGGTTATTTTACATGTGAATACTTAGCAAGAATTGCAAACACATCTTCTGAATTGCCAGATGATATTGCAGACAAAGCAGTCGATGATGCAATTGATGAGATTTGTAGGCTAAACGTGCTTGGCATATATAGAAAAGTTAAAGAATCTGATTTCAAATAGATTCAAAGCAACAATCTTTGAAGATTAAACAAACTTTTGTAAAGTTTTTGATCTTTTTGGACAAAATTTTGGGTTTTTGATCGTTTTTATTCCAGATTTTACTCTGTTTTTAAGTTGTGACGACAACTGTACGGTCATATTTAACCCATATCCCGGTGGTTTTAAAGCATAGGGGAGGGGGTCTCGCAGACTACCCCCACCCTGTCATCGCCGGCCTCGTCAATATTTCTCCGGGGGCACTTTTTGAAAACGGTTTCCTGGATGCTTTATGGATA